CCTGATACGGGCTTCCCAGCAGCCTGCACAGCCCCGGCGGCCGCCTCCGCCAGCGCGGTGTACTGCTTCTCATCGATCCGGCCCGCGGCGTAGGCGTCGCTGACCGCGAAGAACGAGCCGGGCTCGGGGACATGCGGGTCGCCGTTCAGGTCGGCGTACTGCTGCGCGCCCACGGTCTGGTCCTCCAGCTCCGGGAACCGCATGACGCGGAGCCGGGCAGCGGCCTGCTCAGTGGTGATCCTGCCATGCTCCAGCCAGTCCAGGATCGCCTTCAGCCGCACATCAGCATCACTCACGTCTTCTCCTGACTGCGCTTAATCAGGTCTTCCACGCTCATGATGCCCGCGGGCCGCGGCGCCCCGGACTGCTCCGCCAGCTTCGGCTTGCCCGTGCTGGTGTCCCAGTGCTGCCAGCTGGCCAGCTTGTCCCGCGTAGCGCTGAAAGCATCATCGTTGGTGGTGCTTCCAGGAGTGCCGTCACTGCCCGGACTGCTCTCCGCCGACCGGACCAGATCCGGGGGCGTGAGCCGGGCCCCGTCGCCTTTGCCCTGCCGGTAGTCCTCCAGGCCCTTGCGGTGCCCGGCGGTGGCAGCCTCGGCATCGGCCGGGGTGCTCACATGCACGCCGTGCACCTGGTAGCCGTGCCTGGACAGCAGATCATGGTGCGCGCGTACGGCGTCCTCGCTGGCGCCGGGGATGTCCAGCGCCAGGTTCTTGCGCTCGGCTGCCAGCCGGGAGACGGCCAGGTGCGCGACGTGCCCGGCCTCCCCGTGCACCATCGCGGAGCGCTCCGCCGGGGACAGCCCCTCAGCCTCCGGGACCATACCGCGGCGGCCCAGCTCCCCCTTAATCGCGTCGGTGCTGACCAGGGCGTGCCGGGCCGGGTCGATCGCCTTCTTCAGCGCGGCGGCCTTGGCCGTGCCGGGCAACCCGGTGGCCAGGATGGCCTGGCCCTCCGCTGGCACGGTGACCGCCTTGCCCGCAATCTGCTGAGCGATCTCGTTGTGCGCCCTGGCGCGCTCAGGACTCCATATCTGGCCCTGTCCCTTGGCCGTGGGGCCGTCCAGGGTCTCCGTCTTACCCGTGGCGTGCCCGGCGCCCAGCTCAGTGGCGACCGTGTGCTGCGCACGGGCAGCATGCGCGGTGTACTGCTCGTCGTCCAGCGGCGCGTAGGTGCCCGGCGCCGGGATGCCGGTGCGCTGCGCCTCGGCGGCCGCCTGCTCAGCCTCGGTGCGCTCCATGTCAGCCTGGTGGTGAGCGTCCAGATGCTGCTGGGCATCGGCGATAGCGAAGTCACGGGCGTCCGGGGCCGGCATCGGGAACGGCTGCGGGGCAAGCGCGTGGGCGTGCCCGCTAATCGTGTCCCCTGGCAGGGTGAGCAGGTGGCCACCCAGCTGCGGGTGCACCGCGGCGGCGCCGGTCTTCGGCTTGGGGATCTCCACTGGGGGCGGGGCAGTGGCCGGTGCAGCTGCTGGCGGGGCAGCCCCTGATCCTGCAGCACTGGCGAGCTCAAGCACGCGGCCGGCGGCGATCTCCTCCACCAGGTCGTGCGCGAGGGCCAGCAGAGCCTCCTCAGCGGCGTCGCTCACCAGGCCACCGGCCCCTCCAGGCGTGGATAAGGACCGGCGTGAACATAACGGCGAGACTAACCAGCACAATGACCAGCCCCCACCCGCGCATGTACGGGTCACCGTGGTTCCAGGACCAGTTCACTTACCCTCCTCAGCTGTACGGGCCGCCGGGGCCGGTCCGGGACGGCTGCCCTCCGGCCGAGGACTGCGGCTGGGCGGGGCCTCCCCCGCCACCCGCGGACGGGCTGGACTGCGGGGCGCCTGGCGCGCTGGCCTGCGGGCCCTGGCCGGCCTGCACCGGCTGGCCGTTCGCTGCCATCTGAGCCTGAGCGTTAGCCTGCTTGGCCATGAGCTTCTGCTGCTTCTCCCGCTCCGCCTTGATCTTGTCGTAATCGATGTCCAGGCCCAGGTCCTCCGCCATCCGCTCCTCCAGCTCAAGCATGAACTCCGGGGTGACGTTGGCGGTCTGGCCGGCCGCGGCGAGCTTGTCGAAGGTGTCCTGAATCGCGGCCTTCTGCTCGGCGGTGAGCTCACCCCACTTGAACTTGGGGTACTTGCCGGAGCCGAAGTTCCAGTCCACGAACCGCGGGAAGATGTGGGTGTCGATGACCTCGGCCATCTCCTCCAGGATGCTGTCCAGCATCATGAGCCAGGTGGCGTCGTCCTGATTGCCGAAGTCCACCAGCGAGCTGTCGCCCTTGCCGCTGCCCTGATCGTCATCGAACCAGGCGGCCAGCACCGACTTGGACATCTGGCTGTTGTGGTGGTTAATCAGGCCAAGGAAGTCGAAGTTGCCCTTCTCCTCCAGGTTGTTGACCGTCCAGTCAGCGTCCGGCACCACGATGTACTGGGCCAGCCCGAGGTTGGCCAGGGCCTTGACGAAGTTGTTCTTGTCAGATGCGCTCGGGTTCGGCTTCATGGTGCCGACCCGCGTACCGCACGCCGCTCTTTGCGCAGCTAGATGCGCTATATAGTACAACTTTGTCTTTTTGTCGTAGTGGAAGAACGCTGACTCGAACATACTTACGCCGTAGAACGGGCGCTCGGCCTCGTTGCAGGCGTAGTAGAGGGCCGTCTCCTTGGCGATCTTCACATCGATCGTGCGGCCCTGGAAGAAGGTCCGCTGCCGGAAGCCGTTGAACTCGCCCTGGCCGTCCAGCAGGAAGGTGAGGGTCTCGCTCGGCCGCCAGTCGATCTTGCGGAGGGTGATCTTGCCCTTGTTCGGCCCGGTCTTCGGCACCCAGTAGACCATCTCCCAGGCGCTGAACCCGTTGAACATGGCCAGCACCATCTGCTGCATCGTCCGCATGAAGGTGTGCGTCATCCCGCCCATGGCCGGCGCGGCGAACAGCAGATCCTTGCAGTACTGCGCCTCCTCGGTGCCGCCCTCCTGGCCATCCACCGGAATCACGTCAGCGTTTTTGAGAGCCGCAAGGATGGGCATGGTCAGCAGCCGGAACAGCGCCCGCGCCTGGCCGTCCTGCCGGCGCATGGAGATGAGCTGCCGGACTGAAACAGGATCGTCCCTGAACACCTCCCAGCTGTCCCGGTAGGGGGTGCTGAAGGGCAAAAAATACGGTACGCCAGTCGCGAAGTTGAGCGCCTCTGGTGGCGGCTTGGGCAGGCCCTCTACGTCGGAGCTATCGAGGACATAGCCCTCTTGCCCAAATCCCTGGCTCGTGACTCCCATGCCGCCGGGGGGCTGCGCACGCGCGCTGGAAGAACCCTGCCCGCCACCTGGAGTCGTCACGCTGACTCAATCGGGCGGCGGGCAGTTCAGCAGCAGACCTACGGGGCAGGCGGCGGAACGATGCCCTGCACCGCGGCGACCGCCGCAGCCAGATCGGTCTGGGACTGCGCCAGCGCGGCCAGGGTCTCCGGGGTCACGCCGCCCGCGGCGACTTCAGCCTGCAGCTGGGCGACCAGGGCATTCTGCGTACTGAAAGCAGCGGTGATACCGCCGACAGCGGTCGTGAGCTCGCCCACTTCCGTCTCGGTGGCAGCGGCTTCGGCAGCGACAGTGGCATCTTCAGACACGAGGGTTCCTATCTTTGAGGTAAGAGTGGCCACGGACGCCTGAAGCGCCGTCACCTGCTTCTGGAGCGCCGATACCTGGCTCTGGACAGCGAGCAGGGTGGCCTGCGAGGCGTCACCGCCCCAGCTCACACTGTCTCCATGCTCAGGCAATCGGCGGCGGCTTTACGGGACAGTCCAGCTCACCGAATCGATGGTCATGACCGTGGCGGGCAGCACCTGGCTGGCCGCCGGAAACGGCACCAGGCCGCCACCCACCGTGTTCGGGCTGCCGACGCAGACGTTCAGGACAATGCCGAGCGGCGTGTCCGGGCCGTACGGCCAGATGGCGTTCGGGTGGCCCTGCGCAGCCATGGCGGCCAGCCAGCCAGCCTTGGTGACCGGGCTGTTGGTGTAAGGCACGCCGTCCATGGTGAAGCTCACCTGGTCATACGTCGCGTTGAGCTGCATCTGGTACGTGTGGAACTCCCCATCCGCGAT